TTGTCTGCAGGAGTTGTACAAGTTGTGTGACTTCGTACTCACGAGCAATAATACCCAAGGAGCTTGAGGCAACAAACTTAAAGTCATTAACCGGGTACATCTCAGGATTAAACTGCATATACCGATGTGCCGCCTTAGTGACAAATGGTAGTAAGAAGCTATCTTGGAAGTTAATCAAGGTGCGCTTGTGTCGCTTGATGATTGCACCAAGAGACATTGAAATACCTGCCGCAGTGCTATCTCCGTTAATACTTCCCGGAATGCCTGCCGCATCAATAGCTCCTGTTGCCATCTGCACCATTTGTTGGAGAGTGGCCGCCTGATTAAATGTGTTGGCGTCAAGATTTCCGAACTTAAACGGCTGTAAGATCTCTGCGGGATTGCCATTCGTAAGGATGGCCTTGCCGGGTCTAACTTCCAGTTTTGCTCCTCTAGGAAGGCGTGAAGCATCAACAGCAAGCATAGGATGTACAGTAAGCGCAAGCGCATCAATTCTTGCCCTTAGTTCAGTGTCAAGGGCTTTCTGTGCGTTATATCCTTTTTCACAGATTCCACGGCCCCAGAATCGTCCCGGTACGATATCCCAAGGGAATGAAACAACAGGACGATCCTTCATCATGTAAGGGTTGGCTTCAGCTTTTAGCAGAGTGCCGCCGTTTGCAATAACAATAACTGCTTCTACATATTCTGATTCATCTTCATCAGTAGGTTCTTCAGCAATGTCTTCGTCTTCTAACGATGTTTTAGAATTATTAAACAACTCACGAGGTACAAGACCATAGTACTTTGTTAGCCGTACTTTGTCATCTGAGTAAATAGTAAGATCTTGGTCAGGCTCTAAGTCACTGTCCACTGCATCAGTAACAACTTCTACATTTGGATCGTAGATTCCGTTTTCTTGTGCAATATGTATTTGGTGTAGTGGAACATACTCATCAATGGCAACACCTAAAGCTTCTTTAACTGTTGTAGCAACAGGATCAATTAAGAAGTTTTGTGGCAAAACAGGTCTAAGTTTAAATAGTGTACGTGCTTTTGCCATCACACCTACAGCCTGCATAGCTCCTTCCATAATTGGCTGAGTAGCAGGAGTTAATTCAATTTCTTCTTCAGCAACAATCTCAGCTACTCCAGTACCAAAGACCGCAGCATTAAGAACACACTCTGCAATAGACTTACGAGCAGCAACAAACTTTAAATCTTCATCTAACTGATTACGTAAGAACTGAATGTCTTGTGGTTGCTGATCTTGTAGGTCATCTTTAATATCAAACCATTTCCCACGGCCAAAGGTAGCTTCTTCTACTTCAGCAACTGCAGACTCAACAGCTTGTTGCAGTGCAGGTGATATTAAACGTGAGCGTTCTGAAGCTCGCATTGAATCTTCTTCGGCCCAAATACCACGCCATAAACGATAGTATTCATCGAACTTTTCTTGGTAGTTTGCTTCATAGTGATCCCGCCATTGGTTACACTTATGCATAACCCATTGCTCAAGGAACTGTTCATTTTCAAAGGTGTGATCGTAGTCCATTTTAATATCCTGCTACAATGTCTAGTATTTCAAAGTCATCTTCTTCAAAGTCATAGTGGTATGCGACTTTTGCCATTTGGTCTATGTATGCCAAAGAATCAATTAAGTCATCATGCACCAATGCATTTGGAAACTGGAATAGTTCATCTAAGAATTCAGCATTCCAATCCCCTTCATTAAGTACAATCTGACCATGCTCAAACCGTCCTTGTAATGCCCATACAATACGATCCACTTTTTTCTTATTACCGTGTGTTAATTCTTCAACACGAAAGAAAGCTTGATTTGATTTCATTAAGTCAGTTAGATAAGGCAGCACTGCATTCTTAAGCGCACCCTTTTCAATACCAACCGCCAAAGGTTCGTAGTAGTAAACTGCTTCAAATATTTTACGTGCAGTTTTTTTAACATCCCATCGCCCATGAATAATGTCAGCTACCCACCAACCATGCTCATTAACTTTGACAATTGAGATTGCAGTCTGGTCAAGTTTTTTACCTTTGGACTTTGATGCATTTTCAACATCTGCAAAACCTGCAAGGTCAACTGAAATGTAGTAGTCCCCAATCTCAGGCTCTTCATCATCAAAGATAACCCAGTCTTCTTTGAAGATTTCAGAACCCATTGCTTCAAAGGATGCCATAAATTCCTGACGGAATGCATAGGATGACATTGACTTTTTAGCTGTGTCAATTTCTTCAGGATCTAGTAAAGGATTATCGTAGGATGTAAAGTGCCATGCTTTGTAGCTATCGTCATCGCCTAGCTCTGCATACTGAAATAGATCATAGAAGTGGTTTCGTCCCATTGGCGTACCAATAAACATGGCATCACCCTTTTGGTCAGCAAGTGCAGGACGCAAAATTTGCTCCCACACACTAGGCTTCATATCCGCATATTCGTCCATTACTAGGAACTTAAGGGATACACCACGCATTGTCTCTGGTCTGTCAGCACCCTTCAATGATATAACTGCGCCGTTAATCAAAGTAATTTGTAGATTGTTAATGTGGGATGCTTTAATAACTGGGTGAGCAATCTCAAGTAACGTAGTCCACATAATATCACGAGCCTGTCCCTGAGTAGGAGCTACGTAAAATACATGGCCTCTCTGTGCTTGTAGTGCGTAAATCACAAGCATCCAAGCTGCAAGACGAGACTTACCAGTACGCCGGCCTGCTGCAACAATTTTAAACCGAGCAGGATCTTCAAAGACTTCTTGTTGCCAAGGAAGTAGTTCTACCTTTAGCTCTGCCATTAGTCTTTGGCATCCTTCATAATGTCTACAAGTTCTTTGCTGCGGTTACCTACTTGAGTGTACCACTTACTGTTGACCATCTCATTAGCAGCCATCAGGTAGTTCCCTTCATTGACGTAACGAATCATGTTTTTAAACTTAGCCAGTCTGCTACGTCCAATGTTAAATGCCATATTGACACAAACACGTTTAACATTATCTGGTAGGGAACCAAAGTTCAGAAAGATAGCACACGCATCAGTAACTGCTGTAGCTAGATCTTCCTCAAACCATTCGTCTACTTGTTCTTTGGAGATCTCATCCCCTACTTCATACTCTGTAGTAGCAGGTAGTAAATGACCTATGCCTGCTGTAGGAAGACCTAAGTGATCTAAGTAAACTTCATACTTAACCCCTTCATGTCTTTTGAGGTCTTCTTTAATCTGTTCAGTTAAATCTTTACTCAGAGACATCTTTGTACTCCGCTTCAATAGGTTCTTCACCACCTACAATTGTAGTATCACCACCAACACCAGTAATAGTAATACTAACAGCACTCCTACCTGAGTTGTTCTTATCCTTATCAAAGTAAGACAAAGGTAACACACGATCCATGCACATCTTTAGTGCAGCCATTTGCCCTTGATGCTCATCATCCATAGCGATGTCTATAATTTTAGTAATTACTTTATCGCCAGATGTTGCTAGCAGTCGAGCCTTGAACTCATTTATTCTTGCTGCATCTCCGGGAGGTCTACCTCTTACGCCTCTGTTGCCTTTCTTTTTAGATTCAACAACAGACTTACGAGGACGACCACGCTTAGGCTTGGTTTCCGTCATAGTAAAATCCTAGCAATTTCTTAATAGTATAGCACACTTTTTTATCAAAGTCAAGAGCTACTTTTTAATGATACAACTACATAGCTTTATCGTAGTATGTTCAGATTGTGTTATCTACATAGATATCAAAGACTTACATAGACTTTATAGACCCCGCTAATGTCAAGTCTTTTTTATTTAATTTAGCTCTTTTTTGTATCTGTGCAGGTACTGTATAACTATTTAGCCTGTATAGCCCCTCCCCGCCCCTCTATGCAACCCTATATAGTAACATAGAACTAGACAGCCTGTCAAGGCTTGTTAGACTAAAGTATAATATAGACTATGGTCTAATTGATAAAGTGTGTGAGTCTATGTAGTACCCACTAGGGATAAATTATATTGCGATGCACCATACCTATTAGACTACAAAGATGTTGACATGCTAGACAGACTATGTTAGTCAAGACTATTCATATATATTATATAGCTATATAACTAGATAGAATATTGATATTCCAAATTGATATAAAAAAAGTTTTGACATACTTCATACGCTATGGTTTACTAGCATCATCAACTACTAAAGAGGATAAACAAATGAAAACAAACCTAGAAAGAGCGACAAAGATAGTCGATAACTTCAACGAACATACGGAAGGTAATGTAAAGGTAGATGCATACGGATTCCTTAGCATGGTAAAGGAAATCTTAAAGGATAAAGGATGCCCAACAAAAGATCGTATGGAAATAGTTGAAATTGTCAACGAACAAATGAAAGAGCAGAACAATTTCTTATTAGACTAAAGTATAATATACAACTCCTAGGCAAGAGTCTAAACTGCCTAAACATTGTAAACAAAAGAGGATACTACAATGATTAAAGTAACTAAAAACATCAATGGCCGCCGCCGTTTTACAATCGGTAAGAAACTGAAAGGCTTCATCGCACTACGTAAAAAGAAGTCTAGGGGATTCAAGATTGAAAAGCAGTCTACATTCACGCAACTACATTTAGGGAAGATTAGCATTGCATTAGATATGCGTCCTAGACACACTGCAAACTTTGCAGGATAATTTGACAGCTCCTAAGCATGAGTCTAAACTGCTTACACTACAGAAGAGGATACAACAATGAGCATTGACAATATATTGAGCATATACAATCTCGCAACACCAGAAGAGATTGAGCATGGCGTTACATGGTACAGTACTGCATATTGTGAGTGCTTATCCATAGCAGAAGACCTAGGACTACCGATACATATTGTTGTAGGTGTTACTGCCGCACTATCACCAAATAATAAATGGGATAGAAACATTGAGAATGCCAGGACATTATGTACTGCATACTGCAATGGTGATAGCGTAGAATCATTCAAGGTATCAACCTACGGAAAGATGAAAGAAAAAGCTTGGCGTATTATGGGTGAGAATCCAGACTATGCAGAAACAAAAGCGATACTCAATGGACAAAAAATTGTTTGCTTCTTTGAGAATATATTGGGTGAAAACACTTGCACTATAGATGGGCATGCATATAATATCTATCACGCACAAAGAGTAGGCTTAACAGGTTCGATTAGCATAGGCAAAAAAGAATATGCTACAATACAGACTGCATACCAGCAGGCAGGATTGTCAGTAGAAATCAATGGCAAAACACTGAAGGCCTATGAAATGCAAGCTATAACATGGGTAACATGGCGTAGGATTCACGGGATTAAGTAGGAGCAAACAATGAACGCAACAATCTATAACGTATACTTAGGTCAAACTAAAATTAAATCGAGAGTTGACTATACTACAGCGCATAAGTTATACTTGGAATATAAATCAAAAGGAGTTATCCTAGTATTTATTCCGCAGGATTAAGTAGGAGCAAACAATGAAAGTTATTGCATGGTTATCAATTGAAACTGAGGGTTCAGCAGTAGTACAGTACAGCCCTGTATATGATTTGAAGGAATGGATAGCATTATGGAAGTCTTAACATTTAGCATTATAATCGGCGTAGGTTTCATTGTATCACTACTGATAGGAGCATTAGCAGCGAAACTACTAGGCTTCAGACTGAATGAACCAGAATACTATGACCTACAGGACAGACTACAGAAGAGGATTAAGAAATGACACACTTTGAAAATAATTTAAAAGACTTTGAGTTTAGGTTGTCGCAACTAGATGACTGGATTGTAGACTTGAAAGATCAGAGAGCAGAAATTTCTGACATTGAAAATTACGCTAAAGAATTGTATGACATTATGTATGAGTTCGAGACAATAAAGAATAGTGTTGAACAGGTAACAGAATACATTGATAAAGCTAAAGAGGTGCGGCTATGATTACAGTTAGCAATGAGAATAGAGTCAGAGTGAATAGTTTGGTTGACAAACAGACTGGTGAGATTCTAGACCTACTTAATGAAGCAATGGTGAGACTGCATGACACTGGCGACACAGAGTCAGAGACACTCGATCAGGTCATGGTATCGCTGAAGTATACAACACAGAAACTGGTAGAGTACAGGGAGAATGAGCTATGATTGACAGAGAGACAGGATGCAATGATGAGTATGATGCTGCATTGCGATGGAGCATTGAAGAAATCATCAACGAAATTCACCGCATCAAGGAGCTTGAAACAGGGAGACTAGAGAATGTATACTACAGTATCTTTGGTAAAGACATAGAGGTAGCATACCAAGAATACCTAAAAGAGCTAGCAGAATGCTAGGATGGGTTTGGATGGTAGCATGTGCTTTTATTTTTATAATGGTAATATACGAAAATTACTTTGAGGATTGAACAATGCGTTGTAAAGCATGTAACAAAGAACTAACAGACTATGAGTCAACACGCAGAGCAGCAGAGTCTAATGAATTCATAGACTTGTGCAATGATTGTTACAACAGTATTAGCGAGGATGTTGTAGCATTTGAGAGGGCAGACCTAATGCATACGGATGACATAGATAATTTAGGGCTTGACATCTAACGATAGTGTGATATAATAACTATATAGACTAAGCAGCTAGATAGCTATGTAGCTCCAAAGTTTAGAAGAATATATACTACTGTACTTTGATAAACTAAATAGCTATACAGCTATGAAGAGGTAAGAAATGAAAGAACTACCGGAAAGCTTTGACACAGTAGCACAGGAACTAGCGATGCATGTTTCATTGTGTGTATGTGCAGAGTACATTGAGTCATGGGGACTGTCTGATTTCTTGGAGAAACTACAGGACTACAGCGCAGACCCTGCACTACCCTTTGTATTCAACTACGCAGATAAAATGGAGCGAGAGTTATGAAGCAGGACAAACCAGTGTACAGTTATGATGATGCCTTGGAACTACTGTCGGAGCATGCAGTAGGTACAGAATCAATGAAGAAGATTGAAGACTTCTTTGACAGTCGGAAGAATCACTTTGACTACCTGCAGCGTAGGCTACGCACAGCAGAGGGTATTGTAGGTTCATACATCATTGATGAACACATGGAGTTTACAGGATGAATGACATACCAACATTCGCCCTGCTCTTGGAACTGTACAACAGAATGACAGAGGAACTCTACGAACCTAAATCAAACTATGATGCTGTGTTGACAGAAATGCCACAGCATGATACAATGGAGGTGTACTTTTTACTAGAGGAATACATTCTAGCGTACAAGGAACTAATCAACCAACGAAATCATATGCAAGGATAACCACATGGCCTTTGTTGAATACGACTTAGCCTGTCCAAAGTGTGACAGCAGCGATGCCTACGCCATTGACGATAAGGGATGGGGCAAGTGCTTCAGCTGCAACAGTAATATTCCGCCAGAGCAGAATGGAGCAGAGACAGTCAGCACAGTACAGGATAGTAGGGTAGCATTCCTTAACAGACAATCGTCCCGTACAGGGCAGTACAGTAGCTCTCAGGGTACATCTGGAGGCTATTCTGCATCCAATGGTGTAGTGTACCGTGACATGCGTGACAGAAAGCTAGACATCCCGACACTGCAGAAGTATGGTGTTGGATTCAGGGGTACAGACATTGTATTTCCGTATGCCAATGATGCAGCAGCAAAGGTACGCATTGGCGGTGAGAAGAAGTTTAAGATCGAGGGTGAATGGAATACCACACCATCCTTGTTTGGGCAGGAACGATTTAGTTCTGGAGGTAAGCGGGTACTCTGTGTTGAGGGGGAGTTTGATGCACTCGCAGCATACCAGATGCTAGGCTACAAGTATCCTGTAGTTTCAGTGAGGAATGGCGCACAGTCTGCGCTGAATGACTGCAAGAATAACTATGAGTGGCTGGATAGTTTTGATGAGGTCACATTCTTTTTTGATAATGACACAGCAGGACAGGATGCACAGGCAAAGTGTGCAGAATTATTTAGTCACAAGTCATTCACCATTACGCCATCCAATAATCTGAAGGATGCATGCGAGTACATGGATGGGCACCAGAAGGCGTTTGTTGATGCATTCTGGAGGGCTGAACGCTGGACACCTGATGGTATTGTGGCAGGCTCATCGCTGTATGATGCAGTCATGAAGCCTATCAACAAGGCAGACGTAATGTACCCGTATGATGGACTGAACAAGCTGACATACGGCATACGGCAGGGCGAGCTAGTGACAGTCACAGCAGGTAGTGGACTAGGTAAGTCACAGTTCCTGCGTGAGATTGTGTGGCACATCCTGCAGAATACAACAGACAACATCGGTCTAATGTTCTTGGAAGAATCCACACGCAAAACTGGCCTGTCACTGATGTCACTGGCTGCAGACAAACCACTACACCTACCGGACTGT